AAATGTAACACTATAAAAAAGTAACAAAATTCTACAAGCCTTATACTATAAGGGTCAAAATTTTATTTTTCTTTGGCACGCTAATTGCTTTATAGTATGGCACAAGAAAAATAAAAAAATAAAAAAATAACTTGAAAAAAAATAATAATATGCTAAAGTATTATTTAAGTAAGTTCTTTAACAAATTAGGAGAAAAATCATGACAAAAACATTTAGAACCGTTGGAATTAGTGAACTTCAGAGCATTTATGCAAAAATGATGGAACAAATCACATTAGATTGTAATATGCAAGGTGGCGTAGAAGATATTAATTATGATCATTTTAATATTGAGATTAAAGTAACCGTAAAAATGAGACCAATTGAAGAAATTTACCCAGTTGAAGAAGAAAAAGAAGAAGAAAAAGAAGAAAAAGAAGAACCAAAAAAATGTGATGAAATTTTAGAACAAAAAGAAGAAGTAAAAAAATGTAATGCAACTTTTGTAATTGCTTTTAATTCAATGTTATTAAGATATTACAGCGTTCTCGAAGGAGCTACAAAAGAGATAAATTTAGACCAACTTAATGCAGAATTTGAACCCTTTGAAGTAGAAGACAATCCAGAATATATCGAATTGATTGAAAATGATTGGTCAGAATTCCATCAAAACCTTGAAAATAATGAAGTTGAAGAGAAGAAAAAAGAACAAGCAGTTTGTGAAGAATTAAATCAAGGCTATACTGAAGTAAATATTGAAGATTTTTTTAGTTGTCCTGAAGTGGTTGAAAATACTGAAGTTATTGAAGAAAAAGGACTAATCTTATATGTAAAACCCAGAACAATAGAAATAAAGAAATTTGACGGTGAAACAAGAGATTTTTACGGGTTTTTACAAGAAAATGGTAGATTATACAACACTTACAAGGATATTGATAAAACACTAGTTACAAGGTTAAAAGACGAGATTAATGAAATATATGAGTTTTATTATCACGAAAATGAAGAACTAGAAGAAAAAGAAGAAAAAGCACTTAGTCATTTTCTTCTTATAATATCGGCAAATACGATCTATAATTTAGAAAATATAGAGGAGATTTCAGAAAAGCTAAAAAACGAATATAAGAGAATGATCTCAAGCGACAATTTAGATATTTGCGAAATATCATATAAACTATACACTTTTATGGACAATTTTTTAACTGGCAAACAAGAAGAAACAAGCCTAATTTTTTGGCATAGAAAATTGAGTATAATGGTGCAAGATTTAATGGAGGACTTGTTACATATAGGTTCTGTTAAAATTAAATATAGTAAAGAGATTTATGAAATAAGAAAAATCGTAAAACAATTAATTGAAAATTAAGGTAAATTTTAAGGCCATTAACTGCAGTAGTGGCCTTACTACTAACTTAATAGGATGCACAAGCCCGCAGGCGGTTTTTACTAGTATTACAATGTAAAATATGTATCAATACTGATTTATTAAAGGAGCTACCGCCGTAACCCTTGAAATTACTACTATCATCATTTTAAGGCCATTTTTAGGCACTTAAA